GACTGCATCAACCGCGTAATCTCGCAAGAGAGCCAGGGTCTCCGCCCGATTCTTTGAGCGGTCAAGGGTCCATATGAGCGAGCCGATCTGATATTGCGGAAGGTCGAAGCTCTCGCCCCAAAACTGATCCCCCCACCAGCCCCGCAGATCGAGGGGCCCCCCGGGCAAGTCGACGCCCGGCGGAGCTCGGCGATCGGTGAACAGTGACAATTCTACAAGAGAGATTAGCCCCTCATCTGTCGCTAGGTTCCCGGTGAACGGCGCGAATCCCGTCTCGACTTGCGAGATATCCCCTCGCTGCTCGAGATTGTCGAAGCGGTGCAGTAAAGCCGGCATCATCCCACCTTAGTTTTCCTTGTGATAACAGGCGCGATAGTTCCAATGCTAGTCGGGATTGGCAGCGGAAATACTCCAGGCGGGACATTCAGCAGGGCGCTGGCGGCCGTCATCCACGCAATGAGCTGCGCGCTAGGTATCACGCTGTCACCGCCTGCCGCTGTATAGGGTAATAGTGGATCCACCGCGCTTCCAGTATACACGGTGCCCGGCACGCCTAGCACGCTCCCGGGGCTTATAGATATAGACCCGTCTGCGTGGCACCGTATCACCTGACCGTGTGCGCTGTAGAAGTCGACTTCACCCGGAAGCTTGCCCTCTGGCACGCCTCCGCGGGGGGCAGCGCCTAGCACCGCCACCTGATCGCCTGACCCGCCAACCGCTAAAGCCACGGCCTCAGCGCCCGGCGGAAGGAAGCTCGAGACGCCGTAGGGCTCAAAAACCTCCGCTCCGTCTCGCTGTATCCCCTGCAACATGTCGACAGTTGCGGTCTGTCCATTAGCGCCAACCGTCGATGATGTGATCCGCGCGCGCGTCACCATCATCGCGAGGCGCTGCCTCAGCTTGCGGATCATTCCCTTGATCGCGTTCCAGCTTGTGCGATCTACCATGTTAACACGCCCTCTTTTTTTCTGGGTTTAGTGGGGGGCGTGAGGCCTACGAAAGCCTCCGGGTTAACTAGATCTATCTGCGTTTCCGTGCCGCTTGCCTTGCTCTGAGTAAAGCTCACAGACTCGACAATAAGACCCTTTTTCTTGAGCCTCAAAAGAGAATCGTTGCAAATGACAGTCCTTCCCGGTTCCCATATTTTGCCCGGGGCTGACTCCCACCCAACCACCTTGTAACTTACGCGCTCGCTTTGTCCCGCCCGCGTGTTCCGCGTCCACTCGGCCGCGCGCCTCAGAGTTCCGGTTGTGCTCGATCCGTCCTGAATGAACACGAGCGGCCTATACCTAGTCACGCGTGGATCGTTGGCCGACTGCTTACCCTCGCGCGCCGCATCCCCGAGCACTGTAGAGCTCCCCTGGTTTTGGCCAAACGCGATGTAAAGATCGTGGCGCTGTCGATGGTCGCTGCGTCGGCTCCCGCTCTTAATCCGTGCCCCGCCGCGGTCTAACATGATTGCGCTAGAAGCTATCAGCCCCGGCGGCCTGCCGATCTCAAGCTTACCGTCGACCGTGGTCCTCAATAAGACACCCAGCTTCTGCGCTAGCCTGCCCAGGCAATCGCCGGGACTCTCGCCGATCTCCACTGAGTGACGGCGGATCGGCGTGTTAACCAGCGCATCAATATTAGCAGACACTACCGGGGTGATCCCATAGGGGGCGCAGATCTGCCGGGCGATTGTTAAGAATGTCTTCTCTTTCCACGTCGAAGGATCAGGCACTACGCTTGAATCAACCAGATCGCCGCTCTTGCTCCGCCCCTCTACTGAGAATGAGTGAGATGTTCTCCCGTCCGTTGATGCGCTGTACTTCCACTCAGCGACATCCACATACCCGGTAATCACCTTGTTAAGGCCGATGGAGACAACGCACTCATCCCCCTCTTTGATTGGGTAATCCTTGCGCGTGTTCACGTCGACATAGCCGAGTGAGAACGAATCCGCCAACGAAGTAAGCGAGCGCGAGATGCTAACGCTCGTCCACTCATCAAGGCGCTTTCCGTTGACGGAAAGGCTCACCTTGGGACTAACCACCGATGACCTCTATCGTTCTTGGCGGAACAAACATTGGATCAACCACGTTGTTGCGATCCACTATCTCCAAGTTATGATCGTTGTTTCCGTATATCTGATAGCCGACCACTAGCGCGGGTAGAGCCTTGTATGTGGTGTATGTCGTGAGCTGCGGTAGGTCCTGCGCCACGCCTGCCAGGTACTCTACAACGTTAGCCTTTAGCTGCCTGACCTCGCTGTACATCTGATCGTCAAGATCTGGATCTATCGTTATGTCGTCGAAGAAACCCAAGAATTCCGACTTGAAAAGGTTCACCTCGTCCGTGCTGCCAAAGGTCATATCAGTGACGGCGGAGGCGGCCCCCGACAGAAACGAGATCCGATTAGCAAGCCACCATTGGATTGAATTCTCTTGCTCAAGCAAAGACTGGGGAGTCGCTAGCCTCGGCGCCGTTGGGCGCTCCTGCCTGAAAATCTCCTTCATCGCCTGGGTGAAAGTGTTCTGAGCTCGCTTGTTTCTGCTTGGCAGGTCATCCACCGACGACGTTACGCCGGCAATAATCCCGATTGCGGTGCTCGTCATCGACGTGACCATATCGCCAGGCTTTCTAAGCAGCGCTGACGCCTGATCGGCGAACCCCGTCACGGCGGATCCAAACGCCTCTGTTAGGTTCATCGCTGCTTGTATCTTTCCCTCGACCACACGCATCGCAGCAGTCGCCAGGCCAATCGTTCCGATAATCTGCTTCACGAAGGTGCCCACCTTAAAGCGCCTTTTGTATGATGCGATCAGGGCCAGATTCACTAACCCCACCTGATTGAGTAGATCAAAACTGGCATCGCGGATCAGAGGAAAGGCCTGATCCTCTGTCACCACAAGCTTGAACCGAAATTCGCACATGCCACCATTAGACCGGCTATTAGATAGAGAATACGCCCCATCTAGCGCCACTTGCCTAAAGGTGCCTCGGTAAGGGTGTTCGAATTTGTGGGTCTTGGGCTTGCGTAGGATCTCGATGAAATCATCCATGTCGACGAGATAATCCTCGCCAATGAACCGCGCGACGATATCAAATGATTCTTCCCCCTCGCTTATGCCTTCGTAGACAGGTCGGCCACTGGTGGCGATTCGGTGAATAACTCCATCCGCCCCGCCGCTGTCGTTCACATTCTCATAGATAAACTTCTTTCCGTCGAGCTTCCCGAATTCTTTTTGATCGTCTCGCCAGCCCATTAGTTCAACCCTACCCCGTCGCCTGTGGTCGCGTTTACTTCGCCTTCATGATTGGATGATGTCACGCTGTTAACCTTGATCCGGCCATCCTCCACGCTCACCTTCACATCAATCTTTGATGAGCCCACCTGCTCCGCGCTTCCGCTTCTCCTCGAGCGCGCGGGTCCTATTCCGTAGCTCGCCTCTATGTCCTTTGCGGTGAAGCCTTCGTTATATAAGGCCGCAGTAACGTCCCCCTTTACTGTCCCGCCTCTCATTAGTCGAGATGAGGCCTTTTTTGCTGCAGCTGCCCGCGCGGCTGGATCTGTAATCTCCTTGCCGCTTGCGTCCGTGATCAGTTTTTTTTCGGCAAAGCCAACGCCCCCTCTGGTGGTGGCCCTCTTCTCTTCGCTTGTTCCGGCAAAAAAATTAGATATTTTGTCGCTGAATCCAAACAGATCATCAACCAACGTTCCTATGGCGAATCCTGCAGCGGCAGCGCTGGCCACGAGACCCGCCTTGCCCAGCTTGCTGTTCACTCCGTTGATGCCAGCCACGGCCAGGGATGAAGCATCCTTCATGGCAGTGACCGTAGTGGTTAGGCCTACTATCCCCTGACCCAATTTGCCAACTCCAACCGTAGCGATAGCAAGAGCTCCCCCGGCCTTGGCTACGCCCGGGTACTCCCTCGATAACTCCGATACGACCCCAGCAATACCAACGAGCGAAGGCGTGAGGCTGTCCACTACTGGCGCGATCGCCTCGCCAAGGGCAAGCTTTGCGCCGTCAAGCTGAGACTCCAAGCGCTTGAGCCTTTGCGCTCTGGTATTACTCTGTGTTTCAAAGGCCTTTGTTGCTGCGCCTGAGCTGTTCTCAGCGTCGCTAATGGCTGACTCAAGCCCGGAGATGTTGTCACGAAATGCGACAATAGCACTCCGCGCCTGTTTGCTTCCAAAGAGCCTAGCAAGGGTGTTGTCGTCGATGCCCTCAAACTGGGCAGCGAACCCGGCAACCCCGAGATCCCGCAAGGCCGAGGAGCCTATGTCCACCTTCTTGCGCCTCTTGCGTCCCGCTAGATCGTCCTCTTTTTCCCGCTCCTTGTTGAGCAAGGCGAGAGCACCTGTAGCCTGCTCAGTCGGCTTTGCAGTCGCGCCTATAAGCGCAGCTAACTGAGTCGAAGCGACGGCGCTGCTTTTGGTGGTAAGCGTAAGCGTCGCAAAAGCACCCGCCGCCTGTGCCGCGGGTAGCTTAATCCCGCCCGCAGCACTCGCCACCTTCGGGAAGGCGCGCGCTGTCTGGTCAAGTGTGGTGCGCCCCTTCTTGACGATCGAGAAGAGCAGATCAGAGGCCTTGGCCGCATCTATGCCCTCTTTTCTAAAGTTGGCCGTTGTGGCCGATATGGCCTGTGTAGCGTTGCCAACGTCTGTTAGGCCGCCAATCGAGAGCTTGTTAGCCGCTGCAAGCGTCCCCTGCGCCTCCTCTGCGTTCTTCGCCCCTGCAGAAATGATGTCGTACAGGGCACCCGCCTGCTCTGACGAGCTCCCCCCAAACTCCTTTGATGCGTCCTGCGTAATCCGCCGCAGGTCATCCGTTGAAAATTTCGCCTCATCGGTCAGGGTCCGGATGTCTGCTAGGCTCGTTTCATACCGTGTGGCGGCCTCAATGGGCCCACGTAGGAGCCCCTCCGCCGCGCGGCCCATGTTCGCCACCCCCCGCGCCGCGGCCTCTACCTCTCTACGCGTCCGCTTGGCGGCTGCGCCCTGCCTGCGCATGCCACCGCGGCCACCGCCAAGATCACCACGGAGCCCCTTGATTGTCCCCTTGGTCTCGTCGAACGCCTTGATCCGGATATTTAGTGCGAGGTCGGCCATGGCTTATCTTGTTTGTCCTAGGACGTAGACCGCCTTGGCATGCCAGCCGTCTAGTTGCTGAAGTGTTAGGCCCTCAAAGTCCCTAGGCTTCCACCCGAAAGCGTGAGCCACCTCCGCAACCTGCTGGAAAAACCGGCCGCCCCGCTCTAGCCCTTTCCCGAATACACCTCATTTACCGCGTCAGTCACGATCACATAGTCCTGCCAATCCATACGGAGCATGAACTCTTCATTAACACCCGTGAGAATGCACGCCAGCGCGAAGGCCACCTTTCGCCCCCCGCTCACGTCGTATTCGTCGAGCTTGAGCCCCTCGCTAACTGTAAAGGCACGCTTGACGCGCACCTTATCAGGCGGGGCCATGGGCGGGTTCTCCTTCTCCGCCTTGGCACGTTCGGGGTTATCCGACTCGGCCCACTTGTAGATCTGAATTTCGAAGTGGGTGGGCGTGACCGTTACGCGGTCGTTATCCCGCCAGGTTTTGCCCTCGTCGAATGCCGCAATAAGCTTGCGCGCCGCCTCGATGTCCTCGGCGGATGGTTCCTTCGTTTCGCTGGTTGTCTCGCTCATGGCGACAGACTACCACCTAGAAGGTCTTTGCGGGCTGACCCTCGAGCGAGACCGATATGGTACCCGCGCCAGCGTCGAGCTCTGGCGGGTCGCCCACGCGCGTAGCCTGGGTGACCAGGAACACGCTGCCGGTGTCAGTGACGAGCATTAGCGTTGCGTCTGTAACGTCGAAATCGGATACGGATACGCTTGCGCTGTGGGCAATAACCATGTCAGCGCCACCAGGCGCCACGTCAGTTACCTTGTAGCCCTGGGGCTTGAACTGGCCGTTTACAGTCTCGCGAACCTCTCCGCCAAACTTGATAGTCGGGCCCTCGGTCGTGCCCATCTTAATGTTGTTGATGAATACTTCTGCGCGTCCTGTGAGCTGTGCCATTTGATTGGTCTCCTATCTTCCTAGAGCTTGAACGCGATGACGCCAGCCAGAATTCTGAACTGATTCACGGTGTCCGGGTTACAGCTGTATTCAAGCCGGTCAACATCGGTGGCGCTTCTCTCAACAATGAGCGAAGCGGTGAAACCATCGACATCTTCAAGGATCGCCGCATTCTCAAACACTTCGAAAACGGTGATCAGTTC